ATCCATGCGAACGACCAGTTGACAGACTTGAGTTTTTCGCAATCATCAACCGTCGCCAAAGCTATCAGGTTTAACTCAAGCTGAACAGTGGTACCGTCTGACAGTGGTATCGTGTACAAACCGCGTGGTGAAAGACCGCCGGAAGTAATAGTACCACACTCCGGAGGGAGCACTTCAATAAGAGACTTGCGCGTTGTCGTCAACAACTCATTATATGTGGAACGGATAACTCCGACACGAGTATATCGAACCTTATCAGGCGCAGGCTTCTGTGCGCATGCGTAAGCCAGCACATCAATGGCGCATGTACAAGACTTCCCCGAACCGTATGGGCCGCAAATCATCTTGACGGGCTTATCAGATTCGTGAAAAAGTCGAGCCGTTGGGGACATGACATAATTAAAAGACATTTAGACGCGCTCCTAAAATTAGACGATAGCCTAAATCTTTCTAAATCTACCAGCGGATCGGCGTATAGGGGATACCGGGCTGACCATCTTCAGGCGTCCAGAACGGGGAAAACCCTTGACTCGCACGAAATAAGGCCATGTTCCGCGCACGATTGAACACTTCATATTGCAATGGGTCGTATCCGTACAAAGCCACATTCTGCAATGTCTGCAAATCCCACGGCGTTATACCCTGATAAATGGAAGGATATAAGAAGTTCCTATTGCCAAGAGAGAACTCCGTCATCACATCGCCATTAGGAAGATACGCAGCGTCAAACCCCGGTCCTTTCTGCGTACCGTCAATTCGCGGCCCCCATCCTATTTCCATACTATCCTACCTCCAAGTGGGCGAGCTTCTTATTCTCAAGCCCTTTTGGCAATGGAAGCGAAACACCCACATTGACCTGCGTATTGACCTGCGCAATCGCTTCCTTATCAAGCATACCCGACGACTTCATCAAAAGTTCCAAAAGACGAATTGCATCTTTCGGTTCCATCGTTGACATGGCATCCTTATAGAGCTTTTCAGCCAGAGAATGAGAAAGTGTCAACGCCCGATAGACCGAACCGGCCTTGTTCCCCTGCGCTCTAAAACCAGCAAGCGCATCCTTAAACATCAACTGAAACTTCGGAACTTGAATGATGGACTTCAGCTCTTCTTCAGTGAGATGATAGGTCCGGTAAATCATTTCAAGGTCGTCTACAGGGGACCCCGGAACGGCCATAACTGCCAAGTCCTGCGCCAGACTGGGCCATTGCAACTGCGAAAGAACGATACCTTCCATACTTCCTGCGCTCCTTACCAAAAAGCCCGTCACAGAATGCTACTGCAACGGGCTGAAAAGGTCTACTGACAGACCGCGTGGTTACTTCACAGGCTGACCAGTCACACGGACGGCAATCTCATCTTCACGATGATGCTCATACGCCTCTACCATCGCAAGAATGGTCCAGCAATCTTTCACGTCATCCAACTCGTCGCTGGTAAGGCCGGAGGACTTGTCCGCCTCATCAAATATATGAGAAAGCGTTTTCAACGCCCACTCTTTCGATTCGTCGGCCTTCTTCTCCATCCAGCCGGAGTAATCATAGCCCATATTCATTCTCCCTTAATCTTTCGGAGTATTGTCGGAAGCGAACTTGCGTGCAATGGCAATGATAGATTCAACGTCATCCTCTCCGACAATAATACCGCCGGGAAGGGCAATCTTGCCCGTTTTTTCAAACGCATGCTTCGCCGCAAAATGCAGCGCTTCAATATCTATATTGCCATCGTTATCAGCGAAACCAAGCATAACCATTGCAGGTAGGAACTGCTTGACACGATCCGCCGCATTATTCGCAATGCCGACACCTGCCATGACAGTAACAACCTTTTGCCACCCCGTCGCCTTGGGAACAAGCTCTTCATCCATCCATTTGGCAACGACTGCACCAAGATTAGCAAGAGGAAGTTTCATAGCTTATGCCCCCGTGGAAGCGGCGGTGGTGGGCTGCTCGGCAGTGGCTTTCATCACGGGTTCAAACGGGAAGGGCAGGGGCGCCGGCATAGGAGTCACAGAAGAAGCAGGCACGAAAGGCTTTACTATGGCATTGACCGTCTGCTGCAAGCAGTTCAACGAGCACTGAAGGTTGCTGATACCACAGTTGGCGGCGTCGGCCACACGAGCAATCTTGCCGTCGGTAATCTCCTGCATAAGCGGGAGCTTGGTATTGATGCACTGAATCTCCGCTCCCTGACGAGTGACTTCCTGACGCAGAGCGCAGATTTCAGAATTGACATCCTTCACCTGAGCGTCAGTGTACACCTGCGCTTTAAGCTGCGTATTTTCAGCCATGAGAGCAGCCATCTTGCCATTATTACCGCCAAGCAGGCCGCCAAGCAGGCCGCCATCGCCGCCGTTCAGAGCAAGTAGTCCGGCAAGAGAAGTACCGATAATACCGGTCGTAAGGCCACCAACGCCGACGCCTTTGGAAGCATATTCAGCCATGATAAGTCTCCTATGATTTTACGGGAGCGGCAGGACGCCGCTCCCCTGTGTGTAAACAACTATATGGACGAAGAAGGGCGATGTCAAGCCAACGCGCCCTTCTCGTAGCCGTAGAAGTCGAGGCAGCCCTTCAGCCCCTCAAGAGAGTTCTTGCCCTGCTCGTCGGGGCAAGGGCCGGGAACGCCGCCTTCAGGGACTTCAGTGACGAACTTCGCTTCGGCCACGGACCAGATGCGGCCATCGTCGAGAGTATAGTGGTCTATTTTACGAATAGGCCCAATAGCACCGGCATGGACAGTAGGAATGATAGGAAAATTCATGGTATATCTCCTTACTACGAATAGTATCCATAAGAAACAGAATCAATCCATCCATCAGCGGAACCGGGCAAACGGTAGGCTCCGGCACCAACAGTAGATATTTGCCCACCATAATTAACATGATAACGAGCGCCTGTAGCATTATTTGTAACAGTTACACTCGCAGCCACTACAACAATACCGTTAATTCCGCAGCTAATAATTCCGCCTGTATAAGAACCTGAAATAGATAAAGAAGAAGAACCGTCAAACCACAAAGTTCCACCTTCTATTGTCACAGCGGAAGTATGTGCTACTGTACTATTGATAGTCAAGGAAGAACCAAAATAGTTCATGAATGTGCTATTCGGCCCACAATAAATGTTAGCATAAGCAGTAGATTTTCCGTTTACAGTGATAGAGCCATAGTTCATAAGCGAGCAATTATTAGTAAGAACTATAGCAACCTCATTGGTATTGGAATAAAAATTAGCTATGCCGTAATTCTTTATAGTGCAGCCTACATAGCAGGATATAGCCATCCCTGTCACAATATCTGAAGCAGTGAAATTACTTCCAAGAGTAATGTAAGACTTATTATTCAAATCAAATAGATGAACACACCCTGTACCACTTATATTCAGCGCACCTTCAAATTGCACTGAACCACCTTCATATACGCCGACACAAGAATCTATATTGTTTGCTACAATATTAACGGTAGGTGATAATACTATAGGGCTTGAACTGTTAGACTGTATTGCGCGTCCAGCATTTGTTGCCGTGATTGTAAAGCTGGTGCAATTAGTGTCAGCGTATATAAATGCTCCACCGCCGCAAACTAAAGCATTATCCGTACCTGAATAAGCGACATTTACAGTCTTGCAACCAAAATGCAAAGACGTAGTGCCGTCCGCGAGAACTTGTCCATTAACAGAAAACGCATAATTTCCAGTGATTATACAAGCAGAAGCAGACGATGCGAAGAAATCGCCGTTTACTGTCACATTCCCAAGAAGCGTCATCTGAACGCGCAGGCCGGAAGTATTCAAATCACCGGCGTAAGTTCCCGCAGCTATCCTTATATCCACCAGCCTATAAATAGTACGAAGGTCCGTCGCACCAGAATTGGCTGCGAATACACCCCTAGCAATTTCCAACGCCTTCGTAATAGTCCTGACAGCCGTAGCGGCGGTCTTGCCGTCGTTGGTATCGGAACCAGTGGTGGCAACATAGATGGTATCGCCAAGAGGTGTGTACGCTTCGGCAAGCGCGATGGTGTCATTCACGTTGTCAATAACAACGGGGTCAATGCCGGTATATGCCTTGCCGCCGTTAAGCGCGGCAATCTTCGGAGTAATATCGACAAGCGTGCCGTTCTGTATCTGATACTGTTTTCCGTTCATTGTCTTTCTCCTTATTCGGGCTTCACAGGCCACGGAATCTCGCCATCAATCCACGGAGCGCCGGGCTGGGCGGGAAGGTCGCGGAGGGCTTGGCGATAGGCCGTGTAAGCAGCTTTCTTCGTCTCGTCCAGCGGATAGTCAGAGGTGAACATGTAGTCAGTCTCCGCCAGCCGCTTGTCGCGTTCAGCACGGAGTGCGGCGAAGGCTTCGGCCTCGATTTGTTCCTGCGGTTTGACGGGGCACTCGCCCTCTTTGTAGAGGCGACCGTCATAGCCGCGCACGACTTCGTAATCGACCTTGACCATGCCGGGTGCAGGCCAATCGGCAGAAGCGGCGATGGAGTTGTCTGCGTTATATCTTACATACATGATGTTTCTCCTTTAGGCGGTTGCAGTGCCGTTGGCATAGAAAAAACGAAGTGTATTTGCCGAATCAGTGCTATAAGTAACTGTAACTACATTGTTTTTAGAAACTGGAATATGGCAATGACCCCAAGCATCGGGAAAGACATAAAATTGTAATGATATATTATTAGGGTTGAGTAAAGCTAGTTCACGCCATACATTGCTAGATGCTCTTCCGGAAAGTTGTAACCACCCATCCGCAGGCGCCGTCACCGTTCCCCCGCTTGCAGGCAATGTCAGGTCGATATACTGCCCGCTCGGCATCGCGGCATGGGCCATGAAGGTTGACAGCGTAGAGCCGATGCTGGAAGTGTTGCTGCCGTCAAGATTGACCTTGCCCTGAATGTCATTCACAAGCTGACCGGCGACGACGGTTGCGCTGCCTATGACGCCGGAGAAAGCCTTGATGCAGGGCAACGCCGTCACTGCGGGGGGTTGGACGGTGGTGCTGTTGCCGTAGATAGCGGAGGAGCGGGAGGCGTCGAAGCCAACTTCTTGTGACGTATAGCCACTCCCAGAATGTGAGTATCCCGGAGTGTCTTGCCCGGTTGCATATATTGCTCCCCTAAAACTCGTCAGTGTTTGACATCCTACCCAACACAATGTTCCCTCAATATTCGGCAACCCCGCCGCCTTCACGGTGCCAGCAGCATTTGCGCCCTCGATGAATTTGCCTATCAGGTTGGGCAAGTTGAAAGTCGTGCTTCCATCGCCCGGACCGAAGGTCGTGCCGATGGCGGCGAACAGTTCAGGATAGGTCGTGCGGCCCACGGCACTGCCGTTGCAGAGCAGGTAGCCTGCGGGGACGGTAGCGGCGCCGGACCAGATAATCGTGCCGACGGGAACGGCGCCATTGAAGGCGTCCTGAACGGCCTTGCTCGACGGCACCTTGTTGGTGCTGGAGGTGACGGTCTGCTCGACCTCCGCGATGACGGCGGTGGCGCCTGCCGTGACAGGCTCATCAGTGACGATTATGGCGCCTTCCTGATAGTCGGCCACGTTGATGTTCGTATGGTCGGCTTCGGAGTCGGCCCACGGTTTAACGGAGATTGTGCCGGAGGACACGGTGATATTATCACCCACCTGCACAACACCCTTGGCGCTGGTCGTAGCGTCCACACCGGCAATAGCCGTATTAGCGCCAAGAGTGCCACCGGAGGTCACGCTGATACCGTTGCTGGCCGTAATGGTCGTAGCGGCTTTTGCGAGCGGATGCCCGCCGGGAGTCGTGCCGTCATGCACGACAAGCGTATCCTTATCAACGTCAACGGTGATCTCACCAACGGGACCGGTGTATGTCGAATGCTGCGCGGTCGTTCCGCGATACATCTGTACGGGTTCAGGAGTTCTTCGAGCCATTATCATTACCTCCTATGAGGGTTTATATTTAGGATGCAAGATGAGCGTTGCCGTTGCAATAACGAAAAACAAGAGACAACGGAGTAGAACTGGTATAACGGACCTCTATTTCACTGCCAATAGAAACTGCTATTGTAACAAAAATATTCTGGTTTGTGCCATATGCTGTACTGATAGCAAGGTACATATCACCAAGGGCTGTATCCCTAACATAAACAGTCGCGCCTGCCGCATCAGCCCGCGCCCTGAAAGTCAAATAACCATCAGCAGGCATCGTATAAAGCTGTCCTGTTGCCGTCGGCAAAGTCAAATCTACCTTCGTAGTGCTTGGCATCGCCGCATGCGCCGCCTGCTCGGCTGTCGTCTTGCTGTTCAAATCGGTAGCGATGTTGTCCATATTGACAACGGCGGACGACTTCGGGAACGTGCCCAGCACGATGTAGATGAAACCCTTTATGCTTTGGGGCTGCACCGTATCGCTATTGCCATAGATGGCATTAGAATTAGCAGCGCTAAAAGCAGCAGTTCCATTAGTCCCAAAAACAGACCCGGACGAACCTATTTGAAGCCCTGTCGAAGATTGTGAACCGGTGAATACACCATTGCCTACGCCCCAATTGGTTGCCAGAAGCCCTGTACGAGTACCCGTAATATTCGGCAACCCCGCCTCAACCAAATCGCCCAGCGCGGTCGCGTCGATGGTGGCCTCGATGAAGCTCTTGGCGAGCTTGGGGAGCCGCAGGGTGCCGGTGCCGATGACAAACTTACCGCAGATGCCATAGTTCGTCACACTGTCCTGCCAGTCAGCTTCCGTTGTGAACAGGTTGGGGTAGTTCGTCTGGAGAGCCTTTATCTTGGCTATGCCGTCGGCATAGATGCCATCGTCCTGAAGCTGGGTGCCATCGAGCAGGTGCAGGTTGGCATCGACCAGCGGGACTATCGAATGAACCAGCTCGCCCACGTTGCGACCGATAATGGCGGCAACGCGGGGAGTCTTATCGACGAGGACGCCGTTGCGTACTTGATATTCCTTGCCCATGACTTACTCCTTTAAGACGCGAGATGAGCGTTGCCGTTGCAATAGCGGAAATAAATACGACGCTTCGTAGCGTCTGTAGTTATACTACCGTAACCAACAGTCGGAGTGTCCCCCGCATTTACAGCAACGGTAGCAGCCACAGTCCCACCGGAAATAGGACTGGCACACATCTGGAGTGTGCCAATAGGGTCAGTACCGTGCCGTATATAAACATAGCCATTCGCTGCCGAGGTTATAGCCACTATAGTCAAGTAACCATCTCCGGGCATAGCACCGATATTCGCAGCAGAAGATGCGCCAGTGTTTGACGGGAAATTAAAATCAACCTCCGTCGAACTCGGCATCGCCGCATGCGCCATGACAAGGCTACCAGCATTATTGACATTCGCCATGTCAACCGTAGCCCTGCTATTCAAGTCAGTGGCGTAGTTATCAAGGTTCGCCTGCACCGGTGTCTTTGCATAGTGCGCAAGGACTATGTAGACGAACCCCTTTATCGCCTGCGGCTGGACAGTCTGGCTGTTGCCATAGATGGCGTTGGAGAGTGAAGCATCAAAAGTTATGGAACCATATCCCGCACCGGTATTACTACTCGCTGACCTATTATTTGAGTTTGATGCACGCAAAGCACCAGTACCACTGCCACCAGCAACATAATACCCATAAGTAGAACCAGAGCCACTATTGCCCGTAATATTCGGCAACCCCGCTTCCACGAGGTCTCCAAGAGCCGTGGAGTCAATCGTCCCTTCCATGAAGCCCGTTATCTTTGGCAGGCGAAGGGTGCCGGTACCCGCAACGAACTTGCCGCAGACGCCATGCGCGGTAACGCTGGCCTGCCAATCAGCCTCTGTGGTGAACAGGCCGGGATAGTTCGTCTGAAGCGCCTTGATTTTGGCGATGCCCTGCGCGTACACGCCATTGTCCTGAAGCTCGGTACCGTCAAGCAGGTGAAGCCCGGCGTCCGTCAGGGGGACTATGGAGTGGACCAGCTCGCCCACGTTGCGGGCGAGGGAGCTGACAACGGCGCTCGACGGCACGGACCCCGCCGAATTGCTCAAGGTCTGCTCAACCTCGGCAAGCACCGCCTCGGCGCTGCCGCCCACAGGCTCGTCGGTAACGACAATGGCGTTCTCCTGCAAGTCGGAGACGGTCACGGAGGACGAGGCGGCTGCGTAGTCCGCCCAAGGCTTGACACTGATGGTGCCAGAGGAAACAGTCACATTGTCGCCCACCTGCACAACGCCCTTGCTCGAAGTCGTGGCGTCGGCCACGGAGATGTCGTCGTTCGCGTCGATGGCGACGGGAGCCGTGGCAGTGTATGTCTTGCCGGGGGGAGTGCCCCACGAACCGTCGCCTTTCAGGAACGCCGTGTCGTCGCCAGCCGCCGGAGCGGGGACGAGGCCCGACGCGCCTGCTGCGACGGAGGTGGCCCCGGTCATCGTCGTGATGCCGTCGAGCTTCGTCTTGTCAGCCGCGCTCATGGAGCCTGCGTCGGTCGTCGTCGCGGCGGATATGGAAATCTCATTGTTGGCGTCGATGGACAGGGGCGCTGCGGCAGTCATTGCAGACAGACTATCCAGCTTCGTCTTGTCAGCAGCGCTCATGCTACCAGCAGCAGCCGTGGTAGCCGCTGATATTGAAATCTCATTATTGGCGTCAATCGAAAGGGGCGCCGCTGCGGTGTAGGTCTCAACCGCATTGTCTACATACGTCTTAACAGCGGCGGAATCGGGGACAAGGTTCGCCGTTCCGGACAGGGCAGACTCAAGCTGCACAACGCCCTTCGCACTTGTAGTAGCATCGACACCAGCGATATTGGTATTAGCAGCGAGAGTGCCGCCGGATGTCACTGTTAGACCATTGCTTGCAGTAATAGTCGTAGATTCTTTCGCAAGCGGAAAACCGCCGGCAGTAGCACCGTCATGAACGACGACTGTATTTTTGTCGGTATCAACGGTAAGTTCGCCGGCAGGGCCTATATAGGTGGCGTGTTTCGCCGTGGTACCCCTAAACTGCTGTATGGGGTCATTGGTTCTACGAGCCATATTTTTCTCCTTACAGGTTATATGCCCAAACTACTTCGCACATAACACAGCCCCCCGCAAAACGCAAGAACCCCCGAACCGTGAAGGTCCGAGGGTCCCCAACATCAGGAGTTCAATGCGATTAGTCCATCGTACCGTAGTCGGAAACGACTATCAGCTTGCCGCTATCACACTGAATCTGGTTGCCGGAGGTCGAAGAGGCCGCACCGGCGCAATTCAGAAACGCACCGCCGTCGGTACCGGCGGTAATCATGTTATTCGCATCGGAGGACACGACCACACCGGGATTGACAAAAAGCTTGCCATCCTCACCCGTGCCAGTAGCAAGGGTGATAGCATTGCCAGTCTTGGAGGACACCAAGTTGGCGAAGTCAACCTGCAAGGTGCCGGCGTCACCGACAGCGGAGAACTCAAGGCCGCCGTTGGCGGTGAGGTCAACGGAGAACTTATTGCTGGTCAGGTCGATGCCTGCGCCGGCGGTGTACACGTCGATAAGGCTGGTAACATCAACGTACAGATCAGACGTAGTACCGTCAGCCAGCTTGAAAACGAAGTGCATGTAGGTACCGGCGGGCTGACCAGTGGGGTCAACCACAAGCTCGGCGTTCTGAAGCATCGACACGGACGAAGGAACCGTAACCGTGGCGATGATGGTACCGGCGTGGTTCGTGATGTCGAACTTACCGGTGGTCGTGTTGTAGGCAAGATCAAGACCGGTGGCGATCTTACCATTGCTATCCTTCCACAGCAGCTCATCGTTGGCAGCGATCAGATTGTCAACGTCCTGCGGGGCGACGTAGAGCAGGCCGTCCTCGCCAGAACCATTGGCGACCTCAAGGGCGTTGCCCGTCTTGGCGGACACGACTCCGGCAATGTCAACGGCGATAGTACGGTTAGCGGAAAGATCAACGGCCGAAGAGGCGCTGTCAAGGAGGATACCGGTACCGGGAGTAAAGGTACGGTCCTCACGGGCCATAGTAAAACCACCAGCAGTGGTACCGTCCTGAACGACGACCGCTTTCTTGGTGGTATCGACAGTCAGTTCACCGGCAGGACCGGTGTACGACGCATGCTGTGCGGTGGTACCACGATACTGCTGAACAGCAACAGGAGCAAGACGAGCCATTTTCTAATCCTCCAAAAGTTTACATTGTGCCAAAATCGGAAGGCAGATAAGCCTTTCCGTCTGTGCCAATCTGTATAAGGTTATCGGAATCGCTGGATACGGGGTCAAGAGCCGTCGCATTGAGCTTGATAGCACCGTTGGTATCAAACTCAAGACCGCCGGCTGCGGCGAGCTTCACCGTAATGACACGGGTGGACGGGTCAATATTGACACCGTTGCCTCCGGTATACACGTCGCCAAGAGCCGACAGGTCAGCATAAACCGTGAAGGTCGTGCCGTCGCCCTTGCGGAACGTCATCGCAAGATAGGTACCGGCGGGCTGGCCAGCCGGGTTGACCACAATCTGCGCAGATTCGAGCACCGAACCGGACGAGGGGATGTTCACCGTCGCAACGGTCTGACTGCCCTGACCGACCAGCGTAAGGTTGCCAGTCGTGATGTCATAATTGGCCCCAAGCGTCGTAAAGAGCTTGCCTGCACCATTGACGCCCAGAATAAGGTCCGTACCGGTCGTCAGGTCCGCCGCTGAAACCTTGGGCGCATAGAGCTTGCCATCAGCTCCTATCGTTATCGCATTATCAGCGTCAGAAGAACGAAGCGAGGAAGCAGCGACCATCAGCTTGCCATCACCGGCAATGGTAATAGCGTTACCGTAAGAACTGGAAATCAGCGAGGCCGGGTTGACAGT